TAGCTCATGTAGGCATGAGCGTACTGCACCCCATGGGGATCGACAGGTCCACTGAAGAAGAACATCTTCAGTCGATCGTCCCACCCCAGCCGGCCAGAGCTGAGGTATGGGGTGCTAGCCTGCTTAAGCTCCTCATATGCTTGGTCCCAATCCTGAACAACGTGAGGCCTGTCGCTGTCCCACTTGGGCATGTTACTAGCGAAGCCGGGCGTAAGCCGGCGCAGTATCGAGGCTCCAATCGCAGACATCGTGAATGTTACCCGCAGGGGTACCCAGGCTGCGGTACATATCTTCGAGTGCGGTCTGCATATCAGGTGTGATACCAAAGGCCAAATAGAAGGAGTAGCGTGCTTCTTCGGTAATTGGCTTGCCCGTATACTGCATCCGGTACGCAAGACGTGCCATTCCCATACCAGTAAACTGATGGTGGTGACTAATCCTGCTCTTACGGCCGATTCTTTGCATATAGTGGTACAACTCGGCGAAGACTGGTATACCATCTGTCAAGGCGAGTCCACATTCCCCAATGGCATAGACCCAGGGGAGGAACTCATCAGGGCCCTTGACACATACCAAGTCTTTAGAGAGGGCATTGATGCCTCTAACCATGCGCCACTGGGCTCCATCAAACACAGGGTGTGTCTGACAGAACTCCAGCTGCTCCAGGGTGTGAACAGGTCTTTCGACCTTCATCTTGAACCCCAGTTCAGCAAACCACTCCACAAGTCCATCACTAAACTTGGCGAGATCATCACCCTCCATGATGATCACAACATCATCTCCGTTATCAAAAAGCTCATGCCGGATACCCTTGTCCGTACAGTAGGAATAGCACATGGCCACCATAAGAACACAGTTGCCAAGGGCTGTGTCCATGTCACCACTCATACGGCCACGGCTGATCCTATACTTTATAGCCCCATCCTTAGCAGAGGCAAACCCAACATTGTCGAGCATCATGGAACAGAGTCCAGCGAACTCTGGGCTGCGACAGTACCGTCGGTAGTAACGGTGGGTCCACTTCAAGGCTTCCCGAGACACATGTTGGTCAAAGCGTGATGCATCAAGTCCGACTCCAACAGGGGTCTTAAACAGGGCCCATTTCTGGGCCATTATATTGCCTGTCTCATACGCATTGAATCCCTTTGCAACGCATGGATACTTATACAGGCGCCCTAGGGCGCGGTATATCTTATGTTCCATGGGCTTAATGAACTTCCCGAATTCAACGTTGAATCGGGGGTCTCTAGGTTGGATAACTCGGGGGGCTGGGTCCGGTTTGTCTGTGAAGTTGATCTTTTCGGCCTTCACAAAGGTGGCTACACGCGCATCCCTGCCCTGGAGTGGGCATGAGTAAAGCGAATCGAGCGCGCGTTGATAACGGGCATTTTGACGCCCCTTGTAGCTAGCGACGAACTCCTCTCGAGTCAATGCAGGGACCTCGAAAGATTTAACTCTGCGTGAGAACGTTGATAACCGTTGACTAAAGTCGACGGTGGGCTGCACAGGCTGTGTGCCACTGGAGTCAGTGGCAAACACACGCTCCAGTAGTCCCCTCCGCAGGTTATTCAGGGAGTTGTTGTGAACGCCATAAGTTGCATTAGGACGGGGCATGGCTATGGCTCCCATGCTCCGAACCGGGTCTCGGGGGCGAGACACCTGTACTTCACGGAATTCACTGATTGGCGGCTTAAAATTGGGTACTATTGCCGTCTCAGTGCCTCCGATCCGCACCACGCCCCCTACCGAAAACCCCGTGGAGTCACACCACAGGCCTCATCGGTCGCTGTTTGCCTAAAGTAGACTTCACAAGCGACCGGGGCCACACGGAGTATTCGCGATCGTGGCATCCTCCTATCCACTAGGTACTCCCGTATGTACCTATCCACGATCTTGGTGTTGACACTATTACGCTCGAACAGTCCATACTTGACTCGAGCTGCTGCACTGGATTGCTGCACCAGGTCCTCATCGGAGGCTCGGTCCTCAACTGGTGTGGTAACCAAGAGGCCGGGCTGTCCGCCGAAGTCACTGGGGATCTCCCCGAAGTACATAACACCTGTGTATGGTTCGGGTTCGTCACCATCGACATCCCCACGCTCCTTAGCCCAATCTTCAAGTTGTTGTGCAATGAATCGCACGCGAGCTCTAACAAGGGCGCGGTAGTGGAGCCACCGTTTGACTATAGAGTCATACAGAGAACGGTGGAATTTGTGGCCATACCAACCTAGGACAGGTAGGGGTCCTAAGCAGTAGATGCCGATGGACGCCAGGGTGAGGTTGACCGTGCGGGGGTGGTTATCAACCCAATCCACCACCCACTCAATGAGCTTACTCCAGATGGATGTTATCCATCTGGAGTAACTCAAGCACTGAGAGAGGAGGTAGAGGGCGAGGATAGCTAGGCACAGGGGAACCATGGCTAGTGGCGAAAGTGCAGGGGAATTGGCT